TGTAGCGGTAATTTTATACATGAACGCCTCCATTAATATTTTCAGTGGTTCGTTTATCCCATCTTTCGAGCGCTTCTTTTTCACTTCCACCATAGCCAGTTCGGGATTCGCATCCGTTGCATTTTGCCCGGTAATATCATGAAATGTCTTTCACCGTTACTGATGGACAACCACAAAACGGACATGGTTTAACATCGTCATATCTCAAAGTTTTTGTCATAAAAACTATCTCACGTTGGCGGTGCATTACACCGCCTGGCTGAATTATTCTTCTGAATTATCGATTACACTGTATTCCCCGGTTAATACAGAGGAGTCTGCCGGATCGATTGTCAGTGGTTCCTTTTCATCCATTGATACTGCACGCTGGATTTCAATTGAGACAGGCAGGTATTTAAACAGGCGACGAATAGCCGTTTTTTTTGCCATTTCTTCCCAGTGAGTTACCCACGGCCCGTTATTACCTGCCTTACTCTGGCTGCGCACCAGTTCAATCTGTTTGCGCGTCATAACTTCAAACTGAGTCCCTCCGTCTTTCAGTCTTGCGACAGCATAGACGTGGGTCACTGGTGCATCTTCGTTTTCTCCCGGGCGGTGTATTAACTTTTCATCAAGGCCAAATTCGAAGCTAAACTCGTCACCTTCACGGACAACACGGGCTGACAGGCTGGCGATTTGACCAGAACGGCGAGCCAGATCAATCATGCCGCGATAGCCAATGATTAGCTGAACGTTCTTTTTACCGCTCTTTTCGTTTTTATTACCAAAAGGCAGTAAATATGCGTGGCCAAGGGCGCTACCTGGCTCAAGGCCGAGCTGTGAACACTGTACGATTGCACTGACAAAACTCATAGTGTCACAGTTTCCTAACGCTGGAACGTTACGAATTTCTGTGGTGGCGATACGGATCATACGTTCAGCCGTCATATGGCGTGGAAGAGCTGCTGCCAGTTGCTCTTTCATTGATGGCTGGTTAATAAAACTAATCACGTCGTTATTTTTAACTGCTGCTGGTGCACGGTTTCCCTGAGTTTTTTGCAGATCGGCTTTTGCGATTGGTGGTTGCTTAGTCATTTGCATATTCCTTAGCCCAGCGGGGCAGTGATAACGTCTTAATAGCTGGCCATTCATCGGTATTGAGGCAGTCAGCCAGGGTCCTCAGATTGCGGTGATATTCCTGCTGGCCTGCCAGTTTTGCTTCTTCGCCCATCATGAAAATCTCAATCGGGTAACGTCCGCATTCAACAGTTGTGCTGGCAACCAGAAAAACGAAAGTTGGCAGCACACCAAACTGTGCTTCATAACCGTCACTGTAGAATGCATCCTGAACGTGATAGCGGTAGTCGTAATAAGCCGTTTTGAATCGTTGAATATCCGCTGTGGTTTTCACGTCCATGATCCAGTGAAATTCAGGAATAATTTTGTCCGGACGGCACCGACACAAAATTCCTGTTTCCGGATCTTCCCAGTAAATTGATGATTCAGCGTGTCCGGCGCTTTCCACAAGCCATTGACCCAGCGGCAAAGCCATAACGCTCTGATACATGAGTTCAATTTTCCGGCCTTCTTCGGCAGTGATAACCGTTTTTCCTGTGCTTGCGCATTCCATCAGAAACGCTTTCTCTTCTTCTTTTCCGGCGTTTGTACGGCGGTTAAATTCAGGTGCTACGATAAAGCGGTTACTGAATTCTTCCGGTTCAAGTACACGGCAGTGGAAAGCGGTTCCTAAATCGAGCGTTTTTGTCTTTGTGGTGTCCACAGGGGCATTTTTACGCCACAAATACAGCGCCGGAGTATCAGCAATGTCGTCGAGCTGAGACTTACTGACACCGGGACCCGCGTGGTAATTCTCATTCGAAATTCCGTAATAAATACCAGGCTCTATGTCTCCTGCGATTACGGGATCTGCGACTTCGCCAGTTTCATCACTGCAATCGCGATGCAGATCGCTGCCAGCATTCTCATTGTGCGGATGTTCAGGGCCTTCCATTTCCTCCGGCTCTTTTTCCTGAGATTCATCCAGATTTTCTTCATTAAAGGTTTCCTGATACGTTGCGTCGCCCATCACCGCACCAC